AACTTCTCGGTAAATCTATTGTCGGTAGTGTCATCAATCCCAAATCCCGTCGTGATATCATTCGAGCTATCGGTGGCGAGTATCTGAATTATATATTCGGATTCAAGCCCCTAGCCGATGATATTGCTAAGGTTGGGACTCTGATTGACACCGTCAACGGTATTGTTGACCAGTGGATCAAGGACAACGGCACCATCGTCAGGCGCCGTCGAAAGTACGGTGGGTCGCCCAAAACCCAGACCGACAAAGGATGGATATCCTCTGGCGTGCCTGGTCTGACGCTTAATCCGGCAGTACCCGGTCGTTTTTTCAACCGGACTACTCCCGTATGGCCTCAGATGGCATTTGAGAATGATACAAATATTTCTCAAATGAGATCCACCGGCTTCTACGTGTCGCGCGTCAGCAGTCAAATTACTTTTTCTGCTGGTTATGAGTATGATCTGACGTCATTGTTCCTGCCTGTATCAGGAGGATCAGCGGCAGATCTCATGCATAACAGCGCTTTGCGAGGGGAGCTTACGGCTGTAGCCTTCGGGCTAGATCCGGCTTCCATTGGCAAAGCTGTCTACGACGCGATTCCGTTCTCCTGGCTTTTGGACTGGTTCGTGAATATTGGCGATTTAATCGACAATTTTCGCGGTCTCCAGGCCAGAGGCGTGCAGCTACTGTGGGGTTACGTTACGGAAACGGCCATTCGAGATTTTTACTTTGAGTATCATCTCGACTGGACGCCTACGAATCGGACCTTCTTCAGTAGCCAAGGAATCTGTGTACAGAAGTCTGTACGCAGAATCCGTGCCACCCCGTTCGGTTTTGGCACATCATTTGGCTCACTAACCTCGAGTCAAAGTGCCACCCTCGCAGCGTTGTTAGCTGCGAAGTCCTGACCCCACAAGGGTATCAGGATTAACCAACCAGGAGTAGTGATCCTACTCCTTCCTTCTAAGTTCCAGGAGTTATCAAAATGTCCCTTGCTGACCCCCAATCGATCACGATCGGTTCTGCGATTAGCTTGGCCCGCGTCTCTGACGACGGGTTCAAGTCGCAGTACTTCTCGGCGGATCGACTCGTTCGGGAAACCGTCTCTTCCCAGCTTACTGCTGGTTCGAGCGGCCGCACCAAGACGCTTATCCGAGTGGATAAGGACGTCGTGGCGACGGATCCCATCTCTGCGCTGAACAAGTCATTGACAGGTTCGGTCTATGTCGTTCTGGATTTCCCACTTCTGGGATTCACCACGACCGACAAGATCAACATGTTCACTGGCTTGTCGACCCAGCTCACGGCGGCTACAAACACCGTCTTGACGAAGGTCATCCAGCTCGAGCACTAGAAGAAATGACTTCTAGGAACGTTCGCCTTAGGCGAAGGGTGTCTAGCAATGGCCCGTGCATATTCTCCCTTTGGAGGGGACAATATGAAAAGGCACGAACTAGATATCCTGGAAGCCGTCCTTTTTGAGGGCGGCAAACGCTTGCAGATAGACCCCAGTCGGTCTTGGCGTAAAATCCAAAACCGTTACGAACACGAGGGGCAGTCGTTTTTATCGATTACCCTCCCTGCCATGCACGACGACTTCCTAGAAGCCGTTGATGCAGGACAGTGGCTCGGTTCCCGACTCTTCGGAGTCGAGAAGGGACGTCCCGTATTTTTACGGGAGATCCTCCAGCTCGTGTTTAACTTTGGGGCAGCGGGTTGCTATCTCAAGAAAGGCAAGACGGCCAGCCAGGCCGTTCTTGTCATGAGACAGATTCTTCTTCTGTTCAAGAAGCAGAAGGCTTTGCCTTCTGCCGAACGTTCAAAGAAGGCTGTCGATGCCTTTTTCGAGACAGATAGAGAGCTGAGAGTTCTTCGTAAGAAGATTCTCAGTGCCTGGACGAGGGATCTCGATCGAATCAACTTGATTCTCTTTGGAGACCTCTATGCGAAGGTTGAACAAGACCTTCTTAACGGTGCTTATATTTTTAAGCACGGTCCAGGTTCGGTTTCCGAACGAGTCTACGGTATGCGTAAGTATACCGCTATCCAGCATCGCTGGACTAGACGACTCGACCGTGTGCTACCATACGACGAAGTTTGCTTCGCAAACGCCCGTCATATGATGGACCGGTACTATTCGGAACTACCGCTCTCGCCAAGAGACGAGCAGTCTATGCGCGTCATCTTGGTTCCCAAGACGCAGAAGACGCCGAGAATCATAGCTGCTGACCAAACTGCAAACCAGTTTGTTCAGCAGGGTTTGCATCTGTCTTTGTTGAAATACATCAAAGCAGATAAAAACCTACGACTCTCGATCGACTGGACCGATCAGAGTCGCCAGCGTAAGCTGGCGATGAAAGGTTCAATCGATGGCTCTGTTGCTACTCTCGATTTATCTGAGGCTAGCGATAGAGTTCACGTCTCCTTAGTTGCCAACATGCTCAGATACAATAAGCTTCTTAAGCGTACTGTATTTGCCTGCAGGACAACTAAGGCGGACTTCCAAGGTAAGACTATCTACCTTGAGAAGTTTGCGCCGATGGGTTCCGCGCTTTGCTTCCCGTTTGAGACGATGGTATTTACTATCATCGTTATCCAAGCGGTCTTGCAAGCGTGGCAGCAACCCGTTACGCGACGTAACGTCATAAAAGCGTTACGAAGCGTATCTCTGTATGGCGATGATATCATCGTCCCTACAGAGACTGCAATCTCCGTCAAACGAAACCTTGAGTCTGTTGGACTGAAGGTGAACACCCGTAAGTCTTTCTGGACTGGTGAGTTCAGAGAGTCTTGCGGGGGAGACTATTTCAGAGGGCTAGATGTTACACCCGTCTACCTGAGGTATAGTCTCCTTGACGGAGGCGATCCAAGGTCTCTCGCAGCGACGGTTAGTTCGCAAAACCAGTTCTTTGACAAGAGCTGGTTCGATGTCTCAGACTACCTAATGGGGCTTCACAAGAAGCTCAGAAGGTTGTCTGTGACTCGACGAGAGAGCTATCGAGGGTTCATGTGGAAGGGTTTCACGGATGAAAACCTGAAACATGATGCATGTCTTCAGTCTCCCGTTTTTACGGTTGCTGAATTCACGCTTAAGGCCCGTAAGGACCCTAACCCCGATGGCTGGAACCAACTGATGGACTGGATGATCTCTGCAGAGAGATCCCAGGTACCCACAGAAAGTTCCTTACCCTTGGAACGGCGGCCGGACATTCATCACGTCCGGTTCATTCCAACCACCGCGTATTAACTATACGGTGGCCATGGTTCCCGCAAGGGAAGTGGTTTAGTAACCACAGTGAGGGGAGCACTCAGTCCTAGATCTGGGTGCTGGCTGCACCTGAGACCTTAGGGTTCCCTGAGGCGGGTGCAGCTCTCTTGAAGAGAGAGAATTTCTCTTCTCTTTT